TAATCGATCCCATGCTTGCGTAGTATTTGGCTCCTTCCTTGCTCCCAGAATCTGTTAACGGAGTGATTCCGTTATATACAATCTCATCCGTATCGCTTCTGGTTTGCCTCCAAACTGTGTCGTATTGGAAGCCAAGTACTAAATAGCCTGTTTGCTGAATGTTAGTCAACGTTCCGATACCGGTCACGACAGCCGAAGAAAGCGGCGGAATACGAAGCGTGATAGTGTCACCAGCCGACGCAGAAGCAATCGTGTATGTCGCTGCATTTGTTAAGCGGTAGTTTCCATTAACGGCCAACGTTGCTCCATCTGCTGGAGCAGATGGAGCACTAGCAAGCAATTGCGATGTGGGAATTTTTTCCCATACCGAACCATCATAGTAAACCAAATCTTTAACAAGGAACGAAATCGATCCAGAACCAAAGTCTCTCGATCCAGCAACGGAGCATTTGTACGTATCCCCCTTGCGGCCAATTCCGTTTACGAGTGTCGTCGTTGCTGGGTTGAATGTCCCCTTGAACTCAAACATCTTATCGCGAACAGTATCAAGCAAATCATTGATACCAATACGAAGCGCAGACGCAGTATTGATCTGTCCATCAAGGATCTGAGTGGAAAGCCAATTCAGGAAATTATCGATGTCTCGAACGGTCATCTAGCAACACTCCACTTCGTTTCTTGAAATAACCGCTAGACGAAGCCATCGTGCACGCTCAACTTCGACAACACTGGCAATGTGGTAAATCTTACCAAGGATTATCAAACGTTGATCGCTACTCAGCTTTGGCGTGTACCGGCAAATCACTTCATGCGTCGTGTCGGCAACTTGCTGTTGTGCCTCGATGGACTCACGATCAGCGATCGCTTTTAGTCGGCAATGGAGACGCGACATAACCGTTTGCCAAACAGGCGTATCGTCGAATTCCTTGCGGTATTTTGACAGCTCTTGAACTTTCGCGATGTGCTTTAGCTCAACGCCTCTCATAGCAGAATCCCCGAAACAAGATTCTGCATGAGATCACTTGCACGTCTTGTGAAAAGCTCGTGATGTGGCACAGCATCCGACTCGTCAAACAGAGTCGTCATCATCAATTTTGTTGCTTGCTTGCCAACCTTCGGGACATTGCCGACACCCCAGCCGGCATTGACTGTAATCACGATCTCTGATCGCAACTTGATAACCGGCAGAACCATGCCACCGATAAATTGCATGGACGATCTACCGTGAGTTGGATTCCTGAGTGAATAGAAAGTACTTGCAAGCGTTTGGGATGTTCCCGCTTCATCCGTGTACGCTACAGAGGTTATCGACTGGACAGGACTAACCGGCAAATAGCACTGCAAGTCCTGCTCTGGCCAAGCGTCGATTGTAAATGTACATGTCACGGATTCACGAAGAAGAACACCATGCTCGCGCTCGAGAGCATGGCGTGCAGCCGCAAGCACGGCAGCAACTTCTGAATCTCGATCCAGTCCCTCGGTTCGCAAATGCGCATGAGCCTCGGCAAGGGAAAGCACTTCCCCTGTCCAAGCTGTCTCACGAAGATCTACGAATAGCCGTGTTTCCATTTACTTTTTTGCCTTTTTCAATTCTGCTTTTGCAGAATCTTTTTCAAGGCCAAAGTCCGACGCCAGCTTGGCCGTTCCGTCCTCAATACGAGCCTTCGCAAACCAATCTTCGCAATCGTACTCTTGCCCTGGCTCCCATCCACGCCAGACAGCGACAAATCTTATTTTTGGCATTTGAGCACTCAACTACAGAAGCAATTAAGAAAAGGTGGCCGCCAGAAGGCTGGATACTGGCGACCACCAATCGCAACAGGGATTACGTTGCAGACGTTTTTAACCCAATGTAGCCACCAGGATTCGAACCATCACCACCGCGATAAACTGCGATGTCATAGGCATGTTTGCCGAGGATGCCGATGGTATCTCGACTGAATCCATATTCCGTGGATGTCTTGATTTCGAGGCCTTCACGTTGGCCAAGGATCGACGAAGAACGGAAATCACCAAATAGACATTGCACGGTATTCACTGCCGTAGTGATCGGCATGTGAGTCGTGAACGTAATTGGATATCCCATAAACATCTGAGGACTAGGAGAGGCTGCATCAGATTGGCTCTGTGCGCTGTTTTGCAGCAAAGGCTGAATCGTCTGCGAGAAAAACGCACGACTCATCAACCAGCGAGCATTATCGTGGTACACATCAGGGAGCAATGCTACAGCCGCGCGGAATGAAGCCGCTGTCAGCAATGCCCACGTCGATTGGCCAGCAGCTGGAGTGAAAATCCCAGCCGCACCAAGCGAAGAGACTAGGCCAGTGATAGCCCAGTTTGGCGTGCCAGTGGCTCCCGTACCCTTGACGTACTCGTAATCCTGCTGGCGAGCCAAGTCATAACCGATTCTCTCAGCAATGCGATTGGCGACGTTTGGAAGCGCCCCACGCAACAGCTTGTTTGAAACCTCAGTCAGAATGTACTTTTCGTTCGCTTTGAGCGAAACGTTCGAGAACGTCATTTCCGATTTCGTGATTTCAGCCGCCTCGCCCGCACCGCCGGTTGCCTTGGTCTTCGTGGTCGTCGCGTTCTGCAAGGCGTAAACTGTGAATCCTGTTCCTTCTACAGGAACTTCATCCACTTCGCTCATCATTGGATAAACATCCGCAACCTGAGCCGCAATGCCGGTACGATCTCGAACAGCCATGATGCGATTCGCCAAAGCGATAGGCACCAAGTTACCACCTTTTGTGAGATCATCGACGGTTTGCGCGTCGAGGACGTGCTTGAATTGCCCGTCAACCATCACTTGGCAGTCGTAATCTTCAAGCCGTTTGGCCATTTCGGCATTCTTGCCACCAACAGCAGCAAGCCAAATACCAACAGCCATTTGATTTTCTTTCCAGTCCTGAGCCAGCTCTGCGGCCATCTCTTGGGAATGCCCAGGCTGATAAACGACAACATTCGAAGGGGCTTTTCGCTTGTCTTCGACCATCGTTCCACCACCAACCGGAGTGATTGGCGTCCGTGATTCGGCTAACTTCTTCACTTCGGCCTCGTACTTTTCAGCACGATTGAGATCAACTTCCATTTTCTGGTATTGGTCCATCAATGAGTCGAATTCCTTCGTCTCGTCAGCGGTCAGTTCTCTCTTTTCGTTTGCTGAGATGTTGTGGAGAGCGTTTGCCTTCTCCATCAGTTCTTGACGGACTTCCTTGATTTTCAGACTGGACAGAAACGCCATAATTGGCTCCTTCGCTTATAAGAAAGACAGTGATTTACGGTTAAATCGCGGTCGCGCGAAGGTTTTGATTTAGGCATTCAGCTCGGTCGCGAACTTCATGCCAACGTTTCGATTATGCCAGCCCAGCGAGGTTTGTCAAGCGTTGATACCAGCCAATCTCAAACGACGTCGTACATATTCCTTACTAGACGGTAGCTTACTGTGCATGTCTAGTGGCACATGCTTATACATTGACATAACATTTGCGTCAAAGTATGCAGCAATCGCAAGAGACTTAGACTCTCTTGTAGCGAAGCCTGCTTCGAGTGCTTGAGTTGCTGATAGCCACGTCTCGTTCTCCATGGAAGCGATAGCTTCGTCTCGCTTCCAGTTTGTTCGCTCGGCGTAAATGTCGGCCACTTCAGAAGTTGTGACATCCATTTGCTCTGCGTAGGCTCGGAAGTCCGCTGCGCGGCCGACTGCAACACCATGCGGCTCGTGAACCATGACGCGTCCCCCTTTCCTCACTTCCCGCTCGTCGGCAGCCAGCATAATCACAGACATTACCGAGAGTGCGGCACCGTCTACGATGGCCGTTTTCTTGGCTGGATGCTCCCGTAGCCTGTTGTAAATCGCGAGGCCTTGGAACACATCGCCGCCTGGCGAATTAAGTCGCAGTTCCATCGTTGCAACATCGCCTAGAGCGTCAATTTGCTCGATGAATTCCGAGTCCTGGATGTCGTATCCAACGACTCCATAAAAATTGATTCGTGCATGAGAATCGCCAACCATTTCAATTTTGAATGCCATTTAGGAACGCCTCCAGACGTCGTTCGTAGTCCATGGGTTTGCCAGACTTCGCTAACGCCAGCGAATCTCGGCAATACTGGCCAGCCGAAGCTTTAATAGAAGCCTCGGCAAACAAATCAAGTTCAGCAAGCGGACCAAGTCGATCCATAATTTTGCCCTCGAGCGCCGCATAAAATTCAACGAGCTTCTCCGGCGATCGCTTCCGCTCAAGGCCGATCGACTCCATCGATTGAAGAGACAAGAATTGCTTTCTTGCGAAGTTAATCATCTGCTCTTCGACTTTATTGATCTCTTCTTCCTCCTTCTTTGGAGGTGGATCATCATCTTGCTCATCCTCGTACTCGGGAGCATCTGGCCCATAGGCTTCCATGTTCAGTGGAAGGAGGTAGACATTGCCACCATCGATCGGGGGAAGCGACTCCTTAGCTCTCGCTTCATTGGGAGACATCCAGCCGGACGTAATCCCCTGTCCGTAGGCTGTGTACCTAGACGAAATGTCGGCAGCCACTAGCGCGGTCGTGTCGAACTTGACTGTGTGCGTTCTACGTTCACGCTGCTTGGACGAAAACAGCTTTCGAGCCACCTCGTTAGATTGAATGCAAATCCATCGCCACAACGTCGATTGCAAATACTCACGCTGGCTTTGCTCAAGATTAGCTCGAACCGCTGAGTTTTCCAGCGAACCAAGCTTGTATGGAGGCAAACAGAAGAACGCAGCAATCTGCTCACGAGAGAACTTGATCGATTCAAGCAACTCTGCGTCCTTGTGCGTGATTCCCATAGCCTTGTACTTGATGCCATGGGACAAAATCAACGCCTTTAATGCGTTGTCAACTCCCTGATGATTTCTTTCAAGCTCTCGTCGTAGCTCGGCTCTCGCTTCATCTGGGAATGGACCATCCTTTTCGAATACTCCCGATGGCGAGAGTCCATTTTTATAGCTTCGTCCTTGAAATCTCTCGGCAGCAAGCGAATTGCCGACTGAGTTTCGCATCAAATCAAAGATAGACTCTCCCCATAAAGCAGTACCGAGGCCTCGGAAATGGAGGATTTCATCCTGGAAGAAAACGTATCGCGTCCCATCTTCGGGATGCGAATAGACGTACAGTAGTCTCTGCGATTCAGGGTCACGAACCAAGTACGTACAGTTTGGAGAAAGAGGAATCAACGCCACAGGACGCGATCCTTCGCGCTCGATATACGCTAAGCCATTGCCGTGCAACAGCGCCCATGACATGAGAGTTTCTCGGCAAGTAAACGCACCGATTTCATCGTGTGATGATTCGTTCAGCAATCCCCATGCAGGATGAAGCCTGTCCGGCGTCATGTCGGAACGCAGAATCTGGATTTCCATGCCGGCCAAGTCGCCGGCAATTGTCGTGACTGCCTGGTAGACCGGCCCCGAAGTCAGGACGTTATTCACCGTGACATTCACGCCACTCGATGATTCGCTTCCCCCGAACGCACTGACGAACCAATCCGATGGGTTAATCGTTCCTGTGCCAGAAGGTGCAACCATGTCGGATCGATGTACTGTGATCGTCGCCATCCTACTAGACTCCAAACATGCCTTCCGACACGACAAAGGTTTCTTCTTTGCTCTCGATATCGACAGCAATTCCCATCGCCACCGCAATCAAGCCGTCGATACGCTTCCCCCATGCGTTATGCTCTGGCTTTACAGGTCGAATGTCTCCGTATGGATTCGTCTCAACCTCGATATTTTCTGCACACCACGCCAATACCGGATTGCCCTCATGCTGTAGCGATCCTTCGACTACACACGCCTCAAGCAGCTTCGATGGCTCGCTAAATGAGGCAAATCCTTGACGTACTTGGATCGTTTCGATGCCCGCGTAATCGAGTTGCTGTTGCATTGCTTCTGCGTTCCATGGATCATATCCGACTCGGCAGATGTTATTTGCTTCGCAATCGGCAAGTATCGTTGCTTTCACCGTCTCGTAATCAACTCTCGCTCCCCGCGTGAGAACAATCCAACCTTGCTCAGCCCAACGACGGTAGGGAACTCCATCACGCTTCTCCGCTTCATCCGCACGTGACTCCGGAATGAAGAATCGCACCTTTACCTTATAGCCAATTCCGGCTTTTTGCACCATTGCCCATGCCGTCAAATCAGTAGTGCTTGACAGGTCAATCGCGCCAAATACGGCCCGATCGCGGCAGAACTCGACAGGTTCAGACGAGCAGCTGTCCCAGTGTCGCGTCATTAGCCAGCGTGTACGCTGTTGTGTCCAAACATTCAGGTGAAGTTGCAAGAATGTGTTGAGATAGCTTGGGTTTGCATCTGCTTTTTTTGCCTCACCCTCCATATACTCGCGTGCAAGAGATACACCTAGGTTAGGATTGGCTTTCTCCCAGGTAGCTGGGTCACGATAGTCGTCTTTGAGGTCCGCTCCGAAAATGATCGGCAAAAACGATGGATCATCAACCTTGCCGTCTCTGACTTTCTCTGCGTAATCGTGCACTTCCCAACAAATGGATTGACGGTCGTGACCGGCAGTTGTAATCCCAACGATTAGAGGCTGACACCGAGCGCCCGTTGAAGTGGCCAACACATCCCACAGCTCGCGTCCCTTCCACGCATGAAGCTCATCCAATACGGCAAAGTGCGTGTTAAATCCGTGCTTCGTGTGAGCATCTGAAGAGATAGCTCGGAGGTAGGAATCCTTATAGATGATCCGCTTCACGGAGTCCTTGATTTTCGAATTGGTCGAAAGGATTTCGCACTTGCGCACCATTCCCGCAGCAATATCGTAGGCAAGTTGAGCCTGTTCCTTGTCTGCCGCGGCGAAGTAGCACTCAGCTCCATCCTCGCCATCCGCGAATAGTCCATAGAGAGCCAAGCCAGCAGCAAGCGTTGATTTGCCGTTCTTTCGTGGAATCTCGATATAACATGTGCGATACCTTCGATTCCCATCCTTATCGACCGATCCAAACAGCGTACTAACAATCGACTTTTGCCAAGGGTCAAGAATGAATGGCTGATTGGCTCGCGTGTATCGTGAATTTTTGACGTGACAGAGACAGTCCTCGAAGAACGAAACAGCACGATCGGCTTTCTTCTTGTCGAAGAAGAATCCGTCTTGCAATCGCTTCGGATCAAAGCCTGCGATCGGTTCGAGATACTTTGAAGATGCAATCATTACGCCAAGTACTTCTTCGCTAAGTCTCCGCGTGTGTCAGTCTCTTGAGTGACGATCAATCTCGACCGACTTGAAGGAGTCAACCCAAACTCAGTCAGGTACTTGTGAATCAATCGAGAGTATTCCAAGCAAGCCGTGTCGGCAGGGTTGCGCTTGTGAACCGTATTGCCTTTGTCGTCTACCGACAGCAAAACCATCCCGTGAGTGGCAACGTGCTCCAACGATTCACGCCACTTCGCATATGCCATGCAATACTGCTCGAGCGCTTCTCGGTCCACCTTGGTCAGCACTCCCATAGAGTGAATCTCTTTGGTGACTCGCCTCCATTCCTCCTTGGCAATTTTGCCGAGGTGTTTTGGACAGCTCGGAATCCCAACTAGCGGTTTCGGCTCTCGCTTGTTCTCGCGCTGGGGGTCGTGCTCGTAGTCCCCATGCAGCACTTTCAGTGCCGAAGGCTTTCGTGGTCTACCCATTTGTCGTAACCTCCTATCCTATATACCCTTGCGATTTTGCGGAAAAATTGGCAAATG